TGACGCTGCGCCTCACGCGAGTCCGTCAGGTGCGCGGCGGCTTCAGTCAGGGCGGTCATCGCGCGACCTCCCATCGGGTGACCTCGTAGCGGCCGAAGCCCTGCGAGCGGGAAGCGCCGATGCCCTGCTGCTCACCGGTGAGCCAGAGCATGGCCCATTCCTGGTCGGTGAACTTGTGGTCGGAGATGACCGTGAAGTCGAAGACCGCCTCGTCGATGATCTCGGTGTACTGGATGCCGGTCTGGCCGGTGCGCGGGTTCTTCGGGAACGACTGCAGCACCCGGGACGGCTCGCTGACGTTGAGCTGGAGGATGTCCTCGACGACCATGATGTGCTCGGCGACGAACCCGAGGACGCCCTTGTTCGTGGAGCCCCAGCGCGACTTCAGCTTCTCGGTCGCGCGGGCCACGGACGCGGCTTCCTTGATGGCGGCCTTGAGCTGGCGCCCCTCGATGTAGAGGCCGTTGGCGTTGCGCTTGAAGCCGTTGAGGTGCTTGTTCTGGTCGACGATGTGGACGGCCTCGTCGGCAGTGACGCCTCGTTCGACCATGGTCTGGGCGACCATCTCCTGGATCAGGTCGTCCTTGTCGGTGACCTTGGTGCGGAGCCAGCCCTCGGCGACCTTGGGGTCGGTGGGGACGCCGCCGGCAAGGTTCCGGACGGTGATGGTGCCGGTGTAGCGGTGGGGCCAGGCGTCGTTGACGTAGCTGGCGAAGGCGCTGGTCATGTGTGGTGAGTTCCTTTCAGCGACTTGGGTGGTCGGCAGGGGACGGGCGGAGAGGGGATGAACTGGGCCGAGTAGGCATGTCGACCGGGGATGGGGTGTAGCGGCGAGAGCTGGGTCGTGGAGCGCGGGATAGTCGGGTGGGGGCGGGTGGGGCGGTGGCGTGGCGAATCGGCATGTCGGTAAGAGCTGAGGTGCGATGTAGGGCGTCGGGTAGTCGGCGTGGTCTGGTTTGGTGCGTGAGGACTGGAAGAGAGATGTCGGCCTGGTGGGGCTGGCGATGAGGGGGCATGTCGGGCGGATGGGGAAGGGCGGGACAGAGGAGAAGAGGCAAGTCGGTAAGTGGTGGGCCGGTCTGCGGTGACTGGAGTTGGCTTGTCGCAGTGGGAGGCGGCGCGGTGAGTGGCGACGGGTAGTCGAGGCGGGCGGGGATGGGAGGAATCGCTGCGAGGCGAAGTGGCTCGGGAAGTCGGGAGGGTGAGGAAGGGGAGGAGCGGGAGCGATTAGCGAGGGACTGCGAAGTCGGCGCGGGCGGGATTGATTCGATGCGGGTAGTCGGGAGGGCTCGGGGTGTGTGGGCTGGCGGCGCGAAGCGAGGAAAGGGGTGGGCAGGTCGCGTGGGGTGAGGCGGTTCGCCTGCGCCCTGCTCAGGCGGCGGCGGCCGGGGGTTCCGTGCGGGTGATCGAGCGGTACATCCGCGCGTACTGCTCCTCCGACATCACGTCCGAGGTACGCCGGTCGCCGACCTTCTTCGCGACCGCCCGGTGGAACTTCTCCAGCAGGGCCGCCGTGGTCTTGGTGTCCGCGTAGCCCGCAGCCACGAACTCGTGATCCGAGCCCGTCATGTCAGCCACGCGGCGCCGCAGGTTCTCGCCGTCGACCACGTAGTGCGTCGCGAACGGCGACATCACCAGCGGGTCCCGCTCGACTTCGAAGGTCCGGGCCGCCTCCTGGAACGCGGTCCTGGGAGCCGCGGCGCGGGCTGCTTGGCGCTTCGAGTTCGACCGGCGGGCGATCACGTCCGCCAGAACCACAGCGGCGCGCAGGTCCAGCCAGCCAGCCAGGAGTTCGGGATCCTCCACGCGGAGCTTCTCCACGAGATCTGCGGCGACCAGCGCGGCCACGTACTCGCCGTCCGGTACGGCGGCCTCTATCGCCGCGGTCATGTCCGCGAGGTAGTCCCGGTCTGTCATGCTGGTCATGCGGCCTGCTCCTGTTCTTGTGGTGAGTTCCGGTAGGTCGCTGGCCGGTTGCCCTTCAGGTGACCGGCCTTTGTTGCGTTAGGCGGCGGTGCGGTTGCTGGTCTCGCGGGGCGGCGCCGGCATCTTGAGGTAGGCGGCGACGTGCTCGACGTCGAAGCGGAGCGTTCGCCGCGGGGCTCCTTCGGGGGCGAGGTCGATTCGCGGGAAGTCGGGGTCGGCGAGTCGGTCCTTGAGCCACTGCTTGCTGACTCCGAGCCAGGTCATGAGCTGGCGGCTGGTGATGAGCGGGCGGGGGGCCGTGGTGTCCATCAGAGGATCTTCCTTCTGGTGTGGAGGATCTTCCCGTGAATGTGGAAACTCTAGGCGCGGAAAGACCCTCAGGGGGAGGGGTTGGTCTTGAAGAGCTTGCCGATTGGCTTGTTGAGGCTGGTGGCTATGAGGTGGGCGGCGCGGTCCTCGCATCCTTCGCGGGCGGAGCTCCCGGTGGAGATGAGGTGTCCGATGGTGGACTTCTTCACGCCGTATCCGGTGGGGTCCGCTTCCTTGGTCAGTGCGACCAGGTCGGCGATGGACAGGCCTGCCGACGCCATGGCGTCGCGAAGTGGCTGGCCTTGTTCCAGTCTTTGCATGGCGGTCCCTTGCTGGCTGGGATGTGTCTTCGTTGGCCCGAATGTGGACGGCGGGCCTTGCTGACATTCCACATTCCACTCTGAATGTGGAAGCATGTCAAGGCCGAATCATGATGATCTTTGCAGGTCAGCTAATCACGCAGGTCACAGGCGTCTCGTCGCGAACGCGCCAATGTGGAAGCCTGGCATGTGCCACGGCCCTCCACATCTTGCTGTCCATGTGGACGATCGGGGATGCTGTCCACGTGGACGAGCTTGGAGCGCTGATTCAGCGCCGCATGGACGAGAGGGGCTGGACGATCAGTAGGATCGCCCGACGCTCAGGCCTCGCCGTATCCACCGTCCACGCATGGAAGGTCGGGGACCGGGCTCGGGGAAGTCGCGGGCCGAGCCCCGACAAGCTTCGCCAGCTCGCCGAAGGCCTGGAGCTTCCTGTCGCCGTCGTCTTCGAAGCGGCCGGCCGACGCGTCCCGGATGAACTGACGCCCGAGGATCAGCGCCGGTTCCTCCACGTCCTAGCGGAGCTGTCCGAGGAAGACCGCAAGGTTCTCCTTGCTACCGCCGAGGCGATGCGGACGCGTAGGCGCTCCTGAGTTCCGCAGCCCCACTCTCGGGCCTCGCCATGCCCTCGTTCGGTGCAACGAAGTCGAGTCCACACCCCACCCTGATCTTCATGATCAAACTGGGATGTGGACTCGTTGTGGACTCCCAGCCCCTCAAGGGGGGCTTGTTCGAGTCATTCGCGCTGGTGGGCACAGACGGATTCGAACCGCCGACATCTGCTTTGTAAGGATTGCCGTGAGGGGCAAACCCGGCCAGAACGTCAAGGTATCCATGGGCATCTGAGGGCATGAAACCGGGCCTGACCTCGTTCTTTCATGTTCACTCGAAGGTATCTGATGACATATGAAGGAATGTGGGTCCGTGGACTCGATGTGGACTCCGCGCGGACTCCATCAGTCACCGTTCGAACCCACCACACGCAACCGCGGACCCGGGTCCACCGCCTGACGAACGATCTCCACAGCCTCCGCAGGCGCGTGCTGATACAGCCACGTGACCTTCCCGCCCCGCTCATGACCGAGGATGTACTGAGCCGTCTTCTCAGGCACACCCTGATCATGCAACCGCGACGCGAACGTGTGCCGGATGTCGTGCACGTGCGGCCACCACTCGTTCCGCCCCGTCTTGGCGTTCTTCACAATCCGCGCTATCCCAGCGCTCTTCGTCGCAGACGTCCAAAGCCGCCGGTAGTTGTTTCGCGACAGCACCCCACCCAAAGGCCCCCGGAAGATCAGCTCTTCCTCGTGCATGCCCTCCGACGGATGCGTCCGCGTCTCCACCGGTCGGCGGATCCGCATAGCCTCCCGGATCGCCTCGGCGGCCCGCGTCGTCAGAGGCACCGTCCGGAAACCCGCCGAGGTCTTCGGCTGCACTTTCCGCAGCAGTTTGCCACCGTCGAGCTCCACGATGACCTCGCGCACCTGCAGC